TGGGGCGACATTTTTGCCTACAAAGGTCAGTTCATACAGAACGGAGGAGGTGTTGAATTTATACAAAGACTAACTCAAGCGCAATATGATGCTATAGGTACACCTGACCCGACCATACTTTACATAATCGTAGGATAATATGAGTGTTTTAACGTTTGTAACTATTGGCGATGAAGGTAACGCTGTTGATACCACCGGCTATGGTGATGTATCATATGCATATGATATTAGTAAGTTTGAAATTACTGAAGGTAACATTGCTGAATATAATGCTGACCCTGCAAATAGCACTCGTCTGATTACAATAGATAGTCGTGGTACTGATAAACCAGCTACAGACATAACTTGGAACGAATGTGCTCGTTATGTTAACTGGCTTAATATAAATGATGGAGCTCAACCAGCGTATAATTTTGCTCTACCCGGCATTAATGAATATATTGATCTTTGGACTTCTGGCGAAGCATGGCAGCTTGATGGTGAGAATCTCTTTAGACATAAAGACGCAAAATACTTTATACCGAACGAAAATGAGTGGTATAAAGCCGCTTATTATAAGGGTGGCGGCACTAACGCTGGTTATTGGTTATATCCAACAGGATCCGATACTGCTCCAACAGCTGTAACATCTGGAACTGTTGATGATACCGCGGTATATGTCGGTGCCGGTGTAACACCTTTAAGCCCAGCTGATGTCACAGAGGCTGGTGGGCTCAGTCCTTATGGTACAATGGGACAAGGTGGTAATGTATACGAACATACGGAGAATACTTTTGATGGCGCTAACGTTAACGTCTTTGCTAATCGGGTATACCGTGGCGGTAGCTCTGGTACCCTTTCAAACACCTTGATAAATACCTCACGTGCGTTTGCCGGTGCACAAACCGGGAGCCCTTCGGTAGGTCTTCGTGTCGCAAAAGTGTCAGCTCCAGCACCTCCGCGACCACTAGTGCCGAATCAATTTGTTACAATTGCTAATTTCAGTAATGTCGATGACACTACTGGGTATGGTGCTGTTAGTTACGAATACCAAATAAGTAAGTTCGAAGCTCCTGAGTCTGAGATTGATGCTTATAATGCCGATCCAATTAACGCGAACACACTTATTACAAAAGATAGTCGTGGTGCTAATAAACCAGCAACAGACGTAACTTGGAATGAGTGTGCGAGATATGTAAACTGGCTCAATATTAAAGAGTCTAGATTGCCAGCATATCTATTTCTTGATGATGATATTACTAGTAATATTACTCCTTGGGATAGTGCTGATGCCTGGCAACTAGGTGGTGAAAATCTCTTTAGGCATAGAGATGCTAAGTACTTTTTGCCAAGTGAAGATGAGTGGTATAAAGCAGCATATTATGGTGGGGGAGTGTATTATACATACCCAACAGGAAGCAATAGTGCTCCAGCAACAACAACCGAAGGTACACTCCCTGACACTGCGGTATACATTGACGGAGTGAATCCAAACCCACCAGGTCCTGCTGATGTAGATCTAGCCGGCGGGCTTAGTCCGTATGGTACGATGGCTCAAGGCGGTAATACGTACGAGTGGAACGAATCGACATCGGACGGTTTAAACAATGATACTAATGGAGCTCGTGTCATCCGCGGCGGCGCCTGGTATTCCTCCTCCCTCGACTTGCAGTCGTCCTTCCGCAGCACCATCCACCCCCCGGACTACGAGATCGCCGGCGTCGGTTTTCGTGTCGTAGCAATACAGCCACCGTCAGCGCCAAATACATCACCAGTTCTAAATTTAGCTGATAATCTTAAGGTTGGTGCTCTTCAAGTCACGGCGGCTTATCTTGATTCAACAAGAGTGTGGCCTAATGATCTCGCTCTCTGGAGCTTCGAATCACCAGGAGGCTCTACAATTACAGGTTTCAAGATAACCACCTCAAGTGGTGATGTTATCATTAATTGGGGTGACGGTACTGAAGATACTGTAAATTCAGGTCAGGTTATAAATAAAACATACTAAATATTATTATGGCAACATTGTTGAGTATAGCTCCCGTAGATGGTAATTCGTCAGTGACGCAAATCGACGTCGGTAATAGTTCTCCTAAACTTGGTGGTACTCTTAATGTTTCTGCTTTTCCAAATTTAGAAGAAATAAGATGTGACGGGAATGACATAGCAGAGTTTACAGGGTATGCAGAAAATCCTAATATAAAAGTGGTGCTAGCAGCGCAAAACCAACTAAGCGGACCCATTCCGGACATCACTGGTATGACCAGCTTAGAATATTTCTGGGTTATGGTTAATGGCTTTACCGGATCGTTTCCGGATATTTCTCAAAATACTGAACTGAGACTTATAAATGTTGGTGGTAATAATCTGACTGGTACCCTACCAGCGTCGATAGAGTTTCCATCCATGTTCCGGTTCAACGTCTACGATAATTCCTTCACTGGGTCTATTCCAGACTGTAGTAACACACCAAACCTAGATTATCTTCTAGCTGACGGTAATAGTCTCACAGACTTTACCGGGGGTTTTCCGACTGCGCTTCGTCGGATTTTCCTAAACAACAATAACCTTACAGAAACCGCGGTTGATAATGTACTCCAAGCTGTCGTTGATGCTAATAGAACCACAAATATGAGTGGTTGTGTAATAAACCTTGGTGGGTCGGGTAATTCAGCTCCATCAGCAGCAGGTATTGCAAATAAGAATACCCTCATTGGTAGAGGGTGGTCTGTAAGTACAAACTAATAATACTATGGCATATCAAGTTATAACAGAAGTAGACAATATTCAGACATCATCGACGGATTGGTGGATGATATATAATTCGATTAATTTAGACACAATTTCGCCGCTAATGCAGTGTAGTGGATATACATCATCTCCGGATGTAATGGTTAAGGGAGACGATAAAGCAGAAATTGAACAATATATTATCGATAACGATATTAAGCCGTTTTCAGAGGAAGATAGTATCTAGTTATTTACTGAATCAAATACTTCCTGCAGGTTAAATATATCTGATTGCGGGTACGGGAATTCATGCTCCGGTCCATTAAAGTCGTAATCGAATAGGAAGCTGTCAATACCAGCAGTATTCTGCCCCTCGATAGGTTTAACGGTCGGCTTAAAATTCTTATGCACATCATAACCGAATACATCTGGACTCGTACCAATCCATAGTACAGAAGACTCGACGCTAAATGCAGCTGCTGCATGCTGAAGACAGCTATCGATAAGTATACGTTTTTGAACGATCCCGGGTAATAGCATTAATGTACGTTTATCTATCTCAGGTAACGCTTCAACTCCATGCAAGCTTGGACAGTTTGGCCTCGTTACATGTAGTATATGGTATTGTTCTTTTAGATTATCTACGAGTATTTGAGCCTGACCGTTAGGAATATCTCTCGTCCAACAATATCCTATCTCATTATCATGGAACATACCACCATTAGTCTGTAGTAGTAGAGTGGGTTTAGAGCGAGCAAACTGATTACTCATTCTTTCCACCTCTGCAGGCGTATAGAATAAACCGGGCGTATTATCGCCATCCCATTTGATGCTGTGAGTATCACACCAGGACTCAGCAAGTACTCGCTTGTTGTATAGGTGACCTGTATTGAAATAAGGCTCGCCTTTGAGTATGATTGTATTACGACCTTCTATATAATCTTTATAGAAGTATGGAATAACACCGGATCTAAATACCCTGTATACATCAGGATTGTTTAAGTATACTTCAGGCCATGGAGTAACAACGATGATCTTTCTCTCAGGATGGGCGGCTTTAATATTTCTTGTGACAGCCGTAGATGCAATAATTTTACCTAGCCCTCCTTCAGGGTTAAAAATTAAATATTCCTCCTTATCCATATATATATATATTATTTTATACACTAAACTCCAAAGGTCAACTATAGAATAAAGGTTTAACCGTCTTAAATAATATTAATGAGTAAGGGAACGTCTATATACCATTTCAGTAGCACAGTCTTATACAACGAAGTATTTGATCCTAGGGAAGATTTAATTGTATCTCTAGTACGTACAAACGAAGAGCAGGAAAACCTAGGTGCATTAAGACTCGAGGGAGGTAGTTTCGGCGGCAGCCTACTGGCACTTGAGCCTACGCGACAGAACCCGACTGGTACACTTGGTTATAATTTCTCTAATGAGTTTGAGAATCTATGTTTATATCTCTTTGATGCATCAGTAGATACGTCGAACTTTTCCGGCATTGACGGGCCCTCGCGTAGCACGGCAATTTCTGCTTTTGATGTTGCTCACGTACCTGGTAATATTTTCCTAAGCGGCGATAACCCCGTACCGAATAGGTATTATAGGAGTTTTGGATCAGCTCCACTACCACCTGCAACCCCAACAGTATTATATGATACGAGTGGTACTCCAGTAGTTTCCATAACAACAGATATACCAGATAACTGGAACACTAGCGGCTCATCTTACCCGACTGCGACTCGCTTAGAAATTGGAACAAGCTGTACTGTAGTTGGCTTCCAAGCCTTTACATATTCGAACGTAGCTTCCGGATTAAATTCTACGGAATTACTAATACCTTATAGTGTAACTGATGTTGGCACTCAAGCCTTTCAAGGTACGGGATTTACATCAATAAGTTTAGATAGTGGATTGGTAAATATAGGAGATGCAGCATTTTACGAAATGGAGAAGCTAGAAGGTGAAGTAATAATTCCTGAAGGTGTTATAACTATTGGTCAAGCGGCCTTTGCAACCTCTGGCACTCTTGACGACGGGGGCGGTATCACATCGATAACTATTCCAAGTAGTGTAACAAGTATTGGAGCAAATGCGTTTGCGCAGCCGACTGCCGGTTTCCCAGGTGATCGAGGCAGCGTGCTAGCCTTAACGAGGGTTAATTGCTATGTGAATAAATCGATTGTTGATGCAGGAGTTAATTCACTAGGCGGAAATAACGGCTTAACAGAGATTCATGTTCGTCAAAATGACTCTTCTTGGACTGCTGGCCCTGGGCAAACTGTTGGCGGGTTAACCTTATTCGTGATTAAAGATTTAGTGGAATCACCTACAAGTGCGGGGTGGAATGCAGATACTGCATGGGTTGACTCAGCCGGTACTTCTGAATTCAGATATACTTACAACGATTCTAAATATGGTAGTCCTCAAAATGGGTGGGAGTTTAGATATACAACAGCCGAGCCAGGCAGCAGCACAAACTGCTTCTACACTACAGTCTCTTCTGCTAGTGGTTTATTTCCATGGGAGATACCAAGTTGGTACGTTACCAATAACAGCTCTAATACATATGCTCTTTCTACAGCTAGTACAGTCGATTTAACATTATCAGGATTTACAACCAAATATGGTCTGTCGATAGACAATGCTTATGAACTCGATGGCCCTGGGGCTAGCGTTTTAACAGACCTAACTCAGCCAGTTACAAGATTGACTGACCCTACATCTTTCGGTTCATTCCTATCCGGTGCATTAGTATTAGCTTGTGTAGATAACAACGGAGCTTTTAGTTTATCAGGTAGTCAAGATGGATTTTATAGTGGCGGTACTGAGACATTATCATCAAAGGTATTCAGTGTTAGGGCATTATCTGCATTACAGAGCACTAGATCAGCAGAATTATGTACGTTTGACTTTAAAGGTGCTGTTGTACCTGAAGATGGTTATTCAACTATCGATGATAGGTGGAAGCTTCTAAGAGTTGGATTTAAACGGAACCTACAAGATGTTGTTCTATATATACGTGAAAACGGCATATATGAAACTCAACAAGTTTTCAGTACAGGATTTAACTTAGAACAAATACCAGCTGGCGTTAAGTTGGGGATTTCATACTCAGGTCATATGCCTATGGAAATTCAAAACCTAACCATTAATGGTATATTAACATCAGCATCATAAATATAAATAACATGGCTAATTTCAAATTAACAGAATTAAACGGCGTAAGCGATACGGCTGCTTCAGACTTAATATATATAGTACAACAGGATCTTTCAAAGAGTATTACAATTGAAAATTTCTTTAGCAATATACCAGCTTCGGTAACTACAACCGGGAATTTTGATATTGTGAATCCTGGTGTTAACGGTGGTAGTTATTTATCCGGTGGTCAAGATATAAGTTTAGGTCTAGCGAGCAGCTTTATGCCTAGGAATACACGCGAGGTGATAAATATAGAGACTCTTAATGCCCCTAGTGAGCCTTTCGAATGGCCAGGTGCTGGTGAAACACTAACACAGTATGGTAACAGCATTGTATGTATATCTGGTGGTGCCATTAATCCTCCCTCTTCACCACAGCGTATGAATGCTACTATACCTAATAGCACTCAGGAGGAATTACCGGTTGGATGGAGTGTTAAATTCATTCAAACCGGAGAACTGCCAATTTACCTCAGCGCCGGTCCTGGTGTTACAATTTTATCAGTCAATGATACTTTGAGTTCTGGATATAGTGGTGCAGCAGGTGAGATACCCTTCTCGTCCATGGAGGTGTATCGGGTGGCCGAGGATAAGTTTGTTGTCACACACAGTCTATCCTGTAATGGTCTAGGTACAAATAGATCTGACTGGGTATAGTTCGAGACGTAGTCTCTAATTAAATATAATTAAGATGCCTGTTGAGATAAAGAGCTATAGTAATATCAGACCAGTTAACTTTATGCTGGAGGATCCTGATAGGGCGTTAGATCTCTCTATTCCGAATCCATTCGCTACCCAGCAGGGAATGAGTTTACTGGAATATAACTTCCTGTTGAGTGCTAATGATGTATTAAATAAAAACTACACCACAACATACTTAACGAATCCTCAAACTGAGCAGGATATCTTTGATCTTAATCAACCAGAAGAAATAATAAATAGCTTCGCAACAACACTACAATTTGGTGATAACCCAGCTGGGTATCTTACAATAGATAGGAATAACAGTACTCTCTCAAGTGTACAGAGCGTAACTACCTTTAATAATGTTAGTGCACAATCGTTCACTGTTTTATTATCCACTATTGAAAATGATTTATATTGCAGCGTCTTTACATATGACGGTGATAACAGAAAGTACTTAGCTTATCACGCTGAAACAGATCAGTTAGTTTTTGATACAATACCTAATATTGACGGGTTAGTTACAACTACATACTTTAACGCTATTCGGAGTGATGCCAGTTTGCGGTTATCCTTGCAAGGCGAAACAGCTACAGGCGCACTAACCTCAAGTTTAATTAGTGTTGATGGTAGTGCATTAACTACTATACCTTCACCGAGTTTTACTGACTATAAGGCCGGCACAATCACACTATCTAATAGTGGTGTACCGAATACAAAATACCTGGATGTAAGTAATAATTTTGTGTATTATGTTTCTGGCGCAGATATAGATGAAGATAACACACTAAGCGGTAATAAGTACAACTTCTTAATGTACAGTAATTATGAGGATAATTATATTAAGAACGGTAATATATGCGCTAATTTAAATTACTTTAACTTAAAAAATCAGATATCTAATCACCATAACGTTAATAAAAATTTACCGTTCGTAGATAAACAAATGCAGAGACAGTATTCATCTATATTGAATAACGAGACGCAGGAAACATCGGAAGAGTTCTTAAGGCTACAATATAACTTTAATACAGTAGAGTATAATTTCCGACCGGATACCTTTACGAAATTTGTATTGCCCGATAACATATTACCTTTTACTCAGATCAATCTCAATGATGCTGGGTTGCAGGCTGCAGGGGCATATGCAGCTGATTCACCTTACTTTAGTGATAGGATATATAAAGATATTGGTAATCGAGAAGACGTTACTAATAATCTTAATGAAAATGGAGAGTACTTATGTAGCTGGTTATACGATAATGGGGTAGCAGGTATATGGTATGATAGATACTATCTACCTCAAGATATTACTGGCGTTGAGGCAGAAGAGGGTAATTTAAACAACCCACCGATACCATTATCCGAGTCGACTCCTGTAATTGATCAAATAGTAGATACACTTGGTTTTAATGAGCTGAACTACGTCGATATTGAAAGCACATTAATGTTCGAGCCTAATGGCGTATATTACTATGCACGTATAGGTCATAAATCTGTATCTACTGTTTTAAATAAACTCTCCGGGGACCTGGTTAAGAGAAACTTCACTCCTAGGCGTAACGACGACCCAGCTTATATCGGACCTTCTACTGATACATTAACTGTTAATGCATCTGCTTACGATACATTCTCCATACTTGCAGATAACCGCGGAAAGGTTAATGGCTTGAATCTCTCTTTTGAATTAGATATACCGAATCTCGAAGACCCGAAAGCATTTCAATTAGCAGGCAACCTATTTAATGGAGGTCTAGGCATTCTTAAGAACTTTTACTTTACCCCGCTTATATACCTATATGAAGGTAATACCATTTATTACTACGACACAGATTTTAACTTAGTTAAAACGACGGTAATACCATCTTTAACAATTATTAAGGATATCTTATATGTTAGTAAGAGTACAGATATTGTAGTCGTCGGCTCAGGCCCAGGTGGTGATAAAATCATGCGTGTAGCTTATACAGGCGATGTCCAGAAGGAAAATAGTGACCAAATTGTAACAGATATTGTCGCCTCTGATTATAGTTCGCGCGTAATGTATGGAGCTGGTTCGAAGGTACTAATTAAGGACCTTAATTCTATTGCTCCAGGAGCTTGGGATCTCGATACACAGACTTTAATCTGTCAGCCATCAACTGAAGTATTTACAGCTGCAGATGAATCAATAATTAGACGGAATAATAATACTGAGTATGGTACGATGCGAGGGCTGAGAGGTGTCAACTTAAATGATACTTTAGGAGCAGCTATAAGTGGTACTGGTAGTAATTACGGTATGTCGGATAAGGTAATATTTAAGGATTTTATACAAGATACTACATTCTTAGCCCTCTCGACGAACACTAAAATATGGGATATTAATTCTTTTAATGAGGAACTTTATATACAGACTGATAATACCCTCCAAGTCTTCAATACCGAGAGAGAGTTACTCTCGAGCTTTACTTTATCCACCTCCGCAGTCTCAGGACATAAGATTGATTTTGTTACAGAAGATTACATAACTAAACCATTAGTGTTTTCAAAGGATATTAATGGTAAGCTAATCGCAGATAAAATTACACTTACACCTACTACATCAAGCGGCTATACACTATCATCATATGCACTACCAATAACAGGTGCTGACCTCGGATATGACTTCGGTACTAAATTAGGTAACTTCGAAAACCCTACTAATGTATATAGTATGGAACAAACATTCAAAGAGTATGAAAATAAGTTTTGCGTACTAACTAGATTTGATAATGATTATGCTGGTTCACCACTTGATATAATCTGGGATACCGCGGATGGTATATGGAGTGACATATCAAGTGGTAACTGGTCTGTTAACTATAGTGGAGGTGAAGGTGCCCTAGACGATAACAGTGATATAATAATAATACCGAACCTAATACCTGGTAAGAATTGTATTGCACTGAACTGTGATCTGCTAACCGGTAAGACGACAGTGAATGTAAATGGTACCGAGGTAGCCAATATTAACATAACAGTAGGTATGAGACCTCTTAAGAATTATCTGAATAATAGCTTTTTTATAGGTCAGCCGAACTATAGTATCACGCCGATTTCAAATTTTATTACGAATCAGAATTTCAACGCCAAACTTATTACTGTTAAAAATTTCCGAGCGTATAATGCGCAGCTCTTCCAGGATTTAATAGACTATGAGTTCTTAGAATGCGCTGAGATCGACCCTATAAATTTTGATATAACTTCCGGTACACGAAACAATGCCGAAACTATTGATAACTTATTCAGCTACACTATACCAGGTAGCCTCGCAAATAGAGTAAAGATATATATTAAGAATGGCGGCTTAACGAGTAAAGAAGGTCAGATACTATCTGACACTCTTACATCAAAAGTTAAGACCTTCCTACCAAAAAATGTCACTCATGTTATTTTTGATTACAGTATAGGTAATAATTTCGAACCTGGAGATAGTGTTGAAATATTACGTGATGTACCTTCGCCGGTGTAAGTTAATACAGTTTTATTATAAATAGTGCAAATTAGTTTGAAGATTGATTTTTTAATATAAATACTTTTGATGTCGCAGTATACACTAAATAGCAATAGCATGTCTACCATTAACTTACAGGGGACTGGAGTACCTGTGGATGTTTTTAAGTATACAGAGGGCAATGCTTTCAAGTTCGACGGAGAAGATTATATAGGGTACTATACAGTATCTGGTAATCGTATATATCGTGGTAGGGTGGTAGATAGTAATACCGGCATCTTGTCAGCTGTAGATAACATTCGAGGTAATTTTATTATGGAGCGAAGCTTCTTCAATAGATCGGCGAACCAAGACTTTGAGCTTACAAATAACCTAGAACAACTAAGATTCCAGCCAAGTGAGTTTATTAACCAAAATTCTATTAATACTAAATTAACTAAACTATATGAAAATTTCTTAGATTTATATAACTACTCGTTTGCACGTAACAGTAATTTACCACTTAACTACACTGGGTTCATCGGAGTAACAGGTAACAACCCTACTGAGTACTTAAATTACACCACAAATTTAAACAGTACGTATACAGATACAGGTGATCTGGCCTTGCAAGACGCGAGAGGTTTTGAATTGATAGGTAACTTTAATAGCTCGAGTAACCCTCTGACGGTAGATACACCTAACACGTTTGCATCGATATATTACACCACGTCAGCCCTTCATGTATTTATAAATGCAAATACCCCTGATGCAGATAGTACGGCTACTTTTGTACTGTCCACAGATAGAGCAGACGGTTTATTCTCACAGCCGTTTCAAAATATTACTGATATTACGACGAATGACATGGACACGTTGTATGTCAGTGACTCTTTTCATAACCAAATTTATAGATTATACATCGATCCTGTTATTAATGATAAATCTCTCGGTGGCTCTTCTTTTGATCTTTTGAACGCAGGAGGATTTAAACTAAATACTGCCGGCCAAAGTACCCTATCTGGAGTTAATAATATGTATTATTTCAACGATGAAATATATACGTGGAACGAGGGTCGTAAATCAATAGTCGTCTTAGGAGATAACCTAGCTAGGCTAAGGGAATACAATAATAACATTTTCACGGAAAAACAAGTAAAGGACTTTGCAGTTAATGCTGTGACCGGGGTATTGTTTATCGTATTTGATGATTTTACTATATTAGAAATCGATTCATTGTTTAGATCCACAGCTATACTTCATACACCGGATGTTGGTCAGCTGTCACCAGGTACCCCGACACGTATTTTATTTTCACAGAATGATAGTAATATATACTATATTATTACCGATACTAACGTATTTAAGTTTCTGGTGTATAGTGGTACAGATGAACTGATAGGTACTTTTAACTTCACAGACTTGCCGGGTGTTAATTTTACTGGCACTCGTAAGATATTTGACGCCAAAATCCTCGCAGAGAATGAGAATAGAGACTCGTTATTCATACTTAATAAAGATACTGTTAAGGTAGGTGATGAATATAGAGGTAGAGATAGATTAATGAGGTTTAATGAACCTAATAATCTCTTAAATGTATTAGAAGATGCTAATTTTAAAATATATGATAGAAAAGATGTAGTAGTTAAAGAACAGTATTTTAATAATATTACTTTTAATAAGAGTCTGCAGAAACTACTCTACAATCACGACAACCTTGCTTCAAATATTCAATTTCAATTCAATGTAGCATATGGTACAGAGAGGCTTTTAGCACTAACAGGTATATCAAGTCTATCAGCTTCTGTAGTACAAGAACCCACCTATGATAATTTCGTTGGCGTAAATGAAGTTCTGACACCTCAAGTATTTAATAGATGTATTGAAAAGATTTACACTTACCAGCTAAGCATTATGAAGCACTTACAGTTTAATGTGACTAATTTAAAGTACCCATATAGTGAGATAGTACTCTTTTAATCTCGTTTTCTTTGATTAAATATTTGTATGGCTGATTTTACTGGAAAAAATATATGTAATACGTTCAAATCTATACTTAATTTAGGAGGCGCTAGTACTCAGAATTGTGTATTAAATGGTAATACCGCGTGTATAGTTACGGATGGTACAGGGCAGCAATCGAGTCTATATCTTCGCACTAAGGGTAATGGTTTAATAGCCTGCGGTACAGTACAGGTTAGAGGAGGTAACCTGAATATGTGCGGTAACAGTATTAACAACGCTAATCAGGTTAATGCTACCGGCGTATCTTCATCCGGACTAATTAGTACACAAAATAGCCTTGATGCTCAGGCTGATGTACTTGCAAGGCAAGATCTGAGAGCTTGCCGTAATCTAGCAGTAGCAGGTGTTGCAACTGTAACAGGTGTTATTAGAGGGTGCTCTGATATTATAGCATTCTACTCTTCTGATGAACGATTAAAAGAGAATGTAAATAAGATTGTAAACTCTAAAGAAGTAGTCAATAACCTAACTGGGTATTCCTTCGACTGGAAAGAAGAGGCAGATAGAGAAGGTAAGGACTTCGGTGTAATGGCTCAAGATGTTGAAAAGGTACTTCCGGAATTAGTACATGAAAGACCTGATGGATTTAAATCAGTCGACTACGTTAAGCTTATCCCATACCTTATTGAAGAGGTTAAGCGCTTAGACGCTGAGGTAGAAGAGTTAAAAGGTGCTTAATCCTTTTTTGTTGTAACATTATTAGCAGAGATATTATATGAGATTATATTATTATGTGCATAAATGCGATAATACCAATAAGTTGGTGCTAACTACTTCGTGTAAAAAAATTACCATGGAATCTCAATGCATTGAGTTGAGCCAAGCAGAAACACAAGAATACAGCTTACATATTAAATACATAGATTGTTGTGAATTAGATAAAAATAGCAAGTTGGTATCTGACCCGGTGATGGTCTTAGCTCAAAGGCTTCAAACTTTATCTGCAGATATACAAGAGCGTATATATGAACTGCGAAAATTAATTGTTGAGGCAGCTGCCCTTAACAAGGTTGAGATCGCTGGTGAAATCGCACAGGCAATTACAGCACTAAATGATTTTATAAATGAAGATTTTTCAAGTCTTAAAACTATCAAAGAAATCGATACACTTACGTGTCCAGAATTAAGTATAGATTTCCCGAAGCATTATGCAAGTAAAATATACAGAATATGATATACACGGTAAAGGTGTACCTAAATTACAACACGCTGAAGATTTAGCAGCTGCTTTAAAATCTCTGTCACCTAAAAGTGTATACGACAGATTAGAAAAAACAGTAAGAAGTGGGGCTCTAAATTCAGACGCTCCTCACGCTGTTAATGCATCGCTAGCAAAGCTCAGTGATTCAGATGCAATAGATTTATTACCGGTATTAAAGAAATGTTTCCCGTCGCTAAGATTTAGAATAAGCGGTAAATTCGTCTACGGCCCTGGTGATCGCATCGATGAACATACAAACTCCGATGACCCATCCGACACGCTATACATAACGTATGCAACTGGTAGGTCCAAATTCTCATACCGCTTTTCTCTAGACGGTGACTTCATCGATACTTATGACGTTGTTGATGGTATTACGTTAAGAGCATTTGAAATTACCGGTAGGTCACCCTACACATATCATAAAGTTGAATGTGAATCAGGCTACAGAGTTTCAATCGGATTGAGATATGTCAGTGTTTAATCAAACATTTAGTAACCACTCCTTAGGAGAAGATAAATATATCGATATAAAATCACTGGTTGTTACACTCAATGCACTAAGAGTCTTAAAATATACTGATAGTTATGATATTAGTAATACACAGTGTAAAGCAAGTCCGTTAAAGTCTAGCGTTATTAATTTTTACAAAAAGGAAGGAGTGTGTAGAGAGCCTATTGTTGTGACTGATGACGATTTTTGTTTAGACGGAAGACACCGTGTAACATATAGGAAGCAGATAAACAACTCGACATGCTCAGCATATATTGTACCGAGGGAGTATGTTAATAAGTTTATTAAAACTCGCTAGTAATTTAATTAGCAATAATCACTTGGAACGGTACATCTGCATAGCTTCTAGTATACCTCGATATAGTATTACCATCATCTCGCCCAGGCTCACCGGATTTTGCTGATTTAAGTTCTACGCACTCGACATATACCGCGGTATTACTGTTATCTATACTTACAGAGATAGCATATTGACCAGTAAATACACTATTTACCTCTGATTGTAATGTCCAGTTGTTTGCTAAGGAACCAACTGCGGTCGGTCTAGAACCGAGATCGTCAACTGTTATAGTAAATCTACCAATACCTGTTCTCGTTAATGTACAATTCCTGAGATACGATGTTCCCGGGAACGTAGGGTCATGCTCAACTGTTGCATTAACCCGAGTACCTGTTAGCTTTAATCTTCCAGAACCGTCAAAGTTAAAATCATCTGTTACTTTTAATCCGATTTCAGTGCTAGATAAATTCACACTTGATGTCTGAATACCGACTGCATCAAGAGCCGATAAACCACGACCAACACTCATGTCATACTGCTCTATATCATCAGGCTTAGCCTTAATGATGTAACTCATAGCAACGTATGGCTGAACGTTTTCGTGTGCAACATTATCCATATGCTGGTCATCATTTAATAGCTGCGTTGCAGTCATCGCATTGTAAGGCTTATTTGCATTCGGCCCTGCTGGCATGGTATTAGGATTGGTGCCATTGCCTTCACCAGCTACCCATCTTCCGCAGTAACTAGTATTGGTAATGGCTCGAGCACCTGGGTTAAATGTTGTCGAACCCGGCTTGTTTATCAGGAAAGGGTACCAATCATCATTGCCCGGTTGGGAAAATGTACCTGTGAAGTGCATATGGTTTATTTCCTGGCGAACTAATTGATGACAATACTGACCACCATATGTACCAAAAGGGGTATTGCATGACGAGTCCAGCAGAACCCTGTTTGTACCGTCATCACCTGTACCAGCGCCTACTATGGCTCTAGCTCTTACATCCGGAAGTGCATAATAAGCACCTGTAGGTGAAGTTGCACCACCCGATGTAGTTCGAGGTCCCCACTTCGTGCCGAGTAGATCTCGAAGCTCCGGGTAATCTGAACCTAAAAATCTGCGTTGCGATCCTAGGTTAATCCACTTATCATCTGGTATACTAGACTGACCCCCAGCCCATGGTATGATTGTACCGACAGGGGAGATATCATTGAAAACTAATGCAGTGCCGTCTCCAGGTACCGCTTCTGACCACGTTAGGTTACCAGATCCATCTGTCCGAAGAAAGTTCCGCGGTGATTCGGTTGCTGGAAAATTGTATGGTATGCTATTAATAGTAACTTGACCAGTAGATACAGATAACCTATTTGATACTTGCACCGCCGGTGAAGCAACACTACTAGTAGCAGTAATGCCTCTCACAGTATAATCACTGCCATTATCTAACACCCTGTTATTAACAGAGTTATCATCCAATACCCTATTAGTGATCGTACAATCAGCTATTTGACTATCTGTAATTGTTCTGTCTGCGATCTTATTAGCAGTAATTGCTTGGCCAGCTAACTTATCTGTAGTTACTGAGAAATTATCTAGGTTATTAGTCTTTACTATACTATCTGTCAGTAAATTACTTACCTGAATCTTTTTAGAGATGCCTGTATCATTAGAGGATTCTCTACTATTAATAATAATTTCATTAACATCGCTATTAACATTAATCTCGTTGAGTTCCGATATACGAATATCACTTGCCATATTATTATTTATTACAATAATGTAATATTATCACCGTCAGGATCGGTTATTACTCTATTTATAGCACTTAACCCATAACCTGATGTTGGGTATGTGTAGAGAAAATCAGTATCACTAGAGATAAATATATTATTCGGATCTGATGTACCAGGTACATAACCTGTTGAAACAAGTGTACCGTATGTGTACACAGTAGCGTCTGGTGGTAATAAGTTAGTCTGATTAAAGGTTATCTTAATTGGATCGTAGCTTGTAGCTAGACTAGTAAACTCATTACCTATACCTACTATACCTAAATCGTTAAAACTACCTGTAATAGCATCAAAGAACGTGGCGTATGTTGAAAGTACACCAGTCTCTAACGTAGTTGCTGGTATATACGGCATAGCTATATCTGTATAGTTAATTAAGCTAGTAGATGATAAGGTTGTTATGTGTGTAGGTTCACTAGATAGTGAGAAAGCAAAAGCATATCGCCTGCCTGTATGTCCTTGTAGCTGAAACCCTGCACCGCTTAGAGCAATATCACCGAATGCTGACAGCGCGCTCGATGGAGACAGCTCAGTCCTTGCTAAGAAGAAGTTATCAGGATACTGGACTGTGTCTTCAGGGTCAGTATTAAGATAGATACCAGAGAACACACGTGACGTCGTTTGAAGTTCGAGATACGTTAACGGGTATATAATATTTTCATCCGTCTCTACGTTAAAGTACGGTACAGCACTCCCACCTACAGTAAACAACTGACTGTTCAGGACCTCTATGTTTCTATCTACAATATTTTCTGGTGTTGTTCTAAACTCAATAATATGACCTGCTGATAAAGGGCCTGTATTCTGATCTACCTGCTCGTACTTGATAGTAATGTTAGCTGATAAAGTAGTGTAAGATGAGGCGTCAGTAAAATATGTATGTGATATACTTGTGAACGGTAAAGTATTTGTTACACCACCACTAAATTTAGCTGAGTATGTAGTAACACCTCTCGAAGCCGGGTCACCAAAATCGATTTCAACACTATTAAATCCAGGCTTATCAGAGTGAAAGTCTATTACATCGGTCTGAATGCCGGACAACAGAAAAGTGACTACCGTATTACCTTGAATAGCCTCTCTTGTTATAAAACTAACACTACTATCTTGAGGTTGATAGTTGGATAAGTTTACGGTTAGTGTATGTTTAGAATCTAAGTGTGCCATAAGTCAGGTCTTGTGCAGGATCGGATGTTATACTCCGAGCGTTAAAGTTATTTATAAACGTATTAGGAGAATAAAAGTTTATAGTTTCAGTAAGGTTGTCTGGAGCTATTATATAGTTATCAGCAACCGTAAATATATCACCGTTAAGCTCAAACACAAGTACATGTATAAAGCAAGCGTGATTTAAATCTCTAAAGTTCGTGACCGCAATAAACTTGCCTTGCTTACTATTATACGCTAGCGCAATGTTTGTTATCTCGATAATATTAGTATCTAAGTTGAAAGTAAAATTGTCAGCGAAATAACTCTGATTTTGCGAGGTATTAGTTACAAGATTTACCTCTCTTTTAGTATCTTTATCGTACTTAAACATCTCGAACTGGAAGAACTTAAGGTTCGTTGGAGATGTCGTGGAGGGATCACTAGTAAGTTTAATATAGAAGATATCACGGCCGCGTCTAACAGGGTTACTGATATTACTAATAGTAGTGGTAGCTTGGTCGATTATTATCTCCTTATTATACTTCCTAACCGTTGAAGAGAATTGCGCCGGGGTAAATTTACCGTCTATATAGTCAATGCTATCAATGACGAGGTAACTCTCCGTCTTAAAGAAGAATATAGTTTCAAAAATATCTAGATCTTGGTAATTACCACTTTGCAATTGCTCTCGTAAAACGGGATCATAAGTAAAGCGACTAAAAACGGTGCCGAATTCATCTGCTATAGGCCTTACTGTACTATTAACGACGTTAGCAACCTCGATAAGCTTACCTTTATGTCTAATACCAGCTATTGTTTCTTTACGGTTATCAGTGGGTACAGTTTCAAATACAGTTGAATATCTTTCTTGAACCGGTTCGGTTCCTTCAAAATTATCAAGATTTCTATTACTCGCATCCGTGACATTGGTAATATAAAATAGGTTACCGTAAATATCACCTACCTCTTTATATATTTGACTCGGGACTGTAAGTTTCTCGATACCAACTAATGGAGTGATATTATTAGGATCAAACAATCTCTGCTCAGTCGTATTATATGAATGGAATGTTTGATCCTTACTATCTACTTCCGGCAGAAATCTACCAAATGATGATGATACATTTTTAAACCGGTTAAATGTACTATTAAATATGAGTGGATTAGGTCGCATACAACCCCCGACGCCCTCTACTGAACCATATCTAGATGGATTTGGTATGACGTATATATTATTACGTTCAAAATCATCAGTTACAATATAGCTACTAAAGTCACACTCCATTTTAAGAGCACCTCTTACCGATGGCTTGAAGAATAGACCGACACTTCTTTCACTCTTAAACGAATTACCAGTAACTGCCAGTGTAGAAGGGTGATTGACGTTTAATAAGTTTCTATGCGGGTATCTGGCTGTGAATAGTTTATCGTATACATAATCCGTGTTATCTCCAGTAGAGATATAATACATATCAGTACCTTGGCAGTTAACAGGAATCTCTTTTGTGAGATTAAAGTTTAAATCTACTCTATCACCAGTATTTTGGTAATTAACAAATTGATTACTCGGTAATAATGATAGATCTGGTTGATTATATGTAACTAATAAGCCTGGAATCTCCTCTAAACCAACGCCATTAGTGTTTATAATGTCAATAATAGCCTGATCATCGTTTATATAGAAAGAACTGCTTATCGTATTTGTATTAGACGTGAAATAGTCAGATCTATCGCCCGATACCGAATCATAGAAAGTCGAGGGCTTAGTAGGGTCCAGGTCAAAGTAATCGTTGAATGTATCATAGACTCTCTCGAAGCTGATATCGATACTATTAACGACCTCCTCAGGTGTCCTGCCGTTAGGGTTTATACCCGGTGCAACATCATCACCGTAAAATATATCAAGTATTTGATCCTTAATAAATGTTTCCGCCCCACCATCTGTGCCCTTTTTCTTAATATACTCCAAGTTACTGGTTATACTATTACGTTTCTTTTTGAAATATATGGCTATTTCTTTAATCTTCGATGTGAAGAAGGGGAGTGCAATTGTTAATTGCTCGTTATTGTTTAAATCTATATTATCAAAATAACGCCTCTCCTCGTTAGTGAAAAAGAGCATATTGATCTCCGATAAGAAATTAATAAACTGCGTTCTAACATCGATGTTAATAGAGGTTAACGAGGTATTTGTATACACCTCCCAGGATTGTAGATAACTCTGATAACTCGAGAGCTCATTCTCCTTATCATTGATATCAGCATACTTTAAAAAGTCAAGAAAAGAAAAAGGTTTATTTAAATCTCTCTTTGCATCATCTAAAGTATTTGTTACACTGAAGTATACAGGGGTGTCGCTTAAGGCAGGCATATAAAATATTTATTCTTGAATTACGATCCTGATATAAGACCTAGGTTAGTATATAGATTATGTGAAATGACCTTTTCCGCTATGCCCCATTTATCAATATACTGGTCATATGAAGTTAAGCTAGTCAGATATGTATTATTTACATTATCAAAATCGATAAACTTCTGTAGATAAGAGCCCTCTATTGTATCTATAAAGTCATAGAATACGTAGTACTTATTAATATCAGCACTCGTAATACTCGTAGGCATTATTAAGCCCCATCCCCAAGACGGGTTATATGCTGAAAGTGGGTACATATTATCGCTAGTATAGCCGATATCGGTAGCACTTAGAATATTAGTATTGAGCAATTTATACTGCTCACTAAATTTTTCATACGCCAATATATTCTTTGAACCTACACCGGTCTCGAGTAAAGTAGTCTCTATTGGTAAGATGTCTCCTCGATTCTTACCATAAAATTCTTTACTAATATAACCTTTTGAATCATAGTTGCCTTGGAATTGATTCTTACTACCCATCTGCCGACTTACACTAACAGATAGTATATCAATTAGCCGCGATAAGCTAGGTGGAAATTGCTGGTTATACTCATCCATAGTCATTGATAGCTGACGAATGAGAGAGTTCAGCGAATCTACGTTTGCATAATCCGGATCATTAATGTTAGCGACGTAATTACTAACTTTCTCGTGAAGTTTAATCCCTAGTGTCTCGGGGTAGTTATTATTATCGCCGACGATTTGACCCAGTAGTTGTTCCATAAAGATCGGCTCGCGTTGCAGTACGGGTTGAGTAGCTAGGTCCTTATAATTCTGTGCCTGATTATTATCTTCTCCAATCTTCCTGATATCGTATATCGGCTCCGCCGGATATACATCAAATGGTGTAGATACACCTGAAACTGTCACACCACCACTGGTGTAATTCACCTGAAGTCTCAGATCTGTATCGGCGACAGATGTCTGTATAATACCCTTGAGGTAACCACCACCAGGACTAGCGGTAAGATCTCCGTAATTAGTACGGTATGTTGATTCCCCATCTAAGACAACCGTACCGTCACTTCTTACTAAGAATACATCTAGACCGCCCTCCTCAACTATTATAAAATCCTCTATAGTATTTTGAACTTGTACTAGCTCATCCACCGGGCCTGGTGTCTGAGTCTTTAGTAGCTCGACTGAGCTTTCCAACACAGGGTACCTCTTTAAAGGCGTACCGCTAAGATCAACCATTTTAGCAGTAAAATATATATCTTGATTAACAAAATTAATTTTAGGTATATTAAATGATGATATGGAGGTTATGAAACCCGTAATGCCGTTAGTAGTGATACTTAAAGTCTTATCTTCTAATGTTTCAGGTCTTGCTGATATAGAATAGGAAATGGTAGCAGGCCCAGCATTAATTGCTGGTAAATCTGGGTCAGCACCTATACCGACACTTTCAGGGTCTAGAAAAACACGCGGCTCAAAAGCAGCAAATAGTATAACATTATGTTCACCCATAAGATTATTTATGTATAATTTTAATCTTCGTAGTAATAAAAGGAAGTACTACCTGATGTACCTAAAAATACTGTACCTGCTTCTGGTTTATTATATAAAAAGTAAGGTGGGTCGGAGGTAACTGTATTTAGCTTACCATATATAAACTCATTACCAGTCTTTACTGATTCTGTTATCAGCACCCCAGCATTATCTTCAATCTGCACAAAACTGTTAAACAGTTTTAAGTGAGCATTTATATCACTGTAATATTCTGCGTTTGTTAAAGTCTTACTTCTATTACCCGATACACTCAAATTAATAGTATACCCATCATCGGCAGAGACAGATGGCCAGCTTTGATATGAATTAAACCTAGTCAGTATAATTGGATTTTCAAGAGTCGAGTTCAATGCGCTACTGCCTTCTTGATATGTTAGAAATAATCTATCAGGTATAACGTTACTTATGTTGAAAATAGGTCGCGTCTCAACGCTATAGAAGTTCGATGCACTATCTACTGCTACTAATGTAACTTTATATTCACCCGGGTATTTATAATAGTGGGATGCAGTGAGGTCTGTTGATATTGTACCGTCACCTAAGTCTATAAAATACCGATAACTATCAGCTAGAGTTGAAGCAGATATTCCGTTAAGATCTGTACCGGAAAAATCAGGAAAGATTCTAAACACATACTGCTCATTTGCAAATCCTGGAATAGCGGATAAACCTCCCCATTTACTCTCTCTCGTAGACGGGTCGATGACTCGTACGGGTAGGTTTATAGGTGGTAGGGTACTATAATCTCTATCAAAATTATAAATCTGAGATTCTGGTGATGTTATAGGCATAATTAATCAATAATTTCTACGTTAATTCTACTCTTCAAATCACTACTATATAAGAACGGAAATTTGAAGTACGGCAATGATACGTTCGATCCTGTGCTTTCAATATCGACATCGGGATACGCAGCGTTGAAGTTATACATGTTCAAGAACGGCACACTTCTAACTACTTCACCAGTATCAGCATTACGTTTAACAGTTCTTATCCCTGCGACGCCTTCAATCGCTAGAATTTTAGTAGTGATAGCTGTAATGTTAATTATACCACCGAGTTCTAGATTTGCCGGGTCGAACGCTTCCTCGAAAACGTTATTAGCTTCTTCTATAATACGTGCCGCACTAATTCTATTATTCTGTTTACGTTGTATGACTAGTTCAGTGTACTCAATATCATCAACAGATGGCTTGTCATTAAATGTATCTTGCAACCCAACTGTAACTCCGACATATACCGGATCCATTGGTTGTATTTCGGAGTTAATAATCTTCTGTACCCGAGCAGTATTAATAATTTCTGATTTCTGCGCCTGTGTTAAGTAAAATAAATTATTATCACTATCTGCTATCTTTATCTTCGGTACCATGAAAGCGTATACCTGGTTAGCCTGATTGGTAGTAGCGAATTTTACCTGATTAAACAAGAACCTTGAATCTTGGTTAGGTCTATCTAAACCTAGATCATAATAATACTTTATAACATTATCGACGTATGCCTCATTACTCACAAGAGCGGTACTAGTGACGATATTACTATAACGCTTTTCAATAAACGCTTGAAAATCATCATTTGTTACAATCCTGTTCTGCGCAAAGAAGGTTCTAGGGGCATTTTCTTTAATTTGATCAACTGTTTCAATCTCACCGGGGCTAGTTGAGGCAACAGAATTTGTAAATGCTATTGCTGAAGCAAGATTAGGTGTTAATACCTGCACATTAGTCTCGTATATATCGGGCGATATTGCTTCAAATTGTATCGATGTAAATACATTAATATTATTACCGTCTAGCTTACCGGCAGAAACTCTACCAGCGGTACCATCACTCTTTAAGTAATATATAAAGATCTTATCTGCTGTACCGAGCTGGACACCATTCACACCGTTACCGAATTTTATTTCATAAAACCCATTCTCGTTTAAACGCTTCTCGAATACATAACTCGTATTAGTAGCATTAAAGAGAGAATCAATCTCATTGAATTCATTGTATTTGTTGGTATTAGCACTCTGAACATATACGTTAATGGAGTCAGCCTCGATATCAATCGGCGTCTGGTTAATATTATCTCTAACTAATAACGTTACAGTTTCAAACTCTTCGCCAATAGCCCTAATGACCGGGTGTTCTACATACTTCCCTTGATACAGCAGGGTATTGTCGGACAGTGTGGATAGGCTCTCATCTGCAATATTAGTCTTACTAAATGTTGCATCACTGATAAATGAGAAGTCAGTGCCATCGACTGTAAAATACGAGTACCTCTTTATGGTATATATGTTTACCGGTAACCTACTGCTAGCTTCTGCTTCAAAGGACAATACTCCTGTTTTGTAACCGGTAGGCTTGTACCCTATAAGCTTAGTAATCCTGTTAATATTCTCAAAAACAGTGGCTTCGTTGAATAAAGATTCAGCAGAGGTCTGGTTAAGATAGAATAGTGAAAGGTGATACGACAGGGCGATGATATCAATAATAGCAGATAGGTTACTACCTTCAAAATCTTGGTCAGTAAAGGTACCACCTTCTCTTAAACGGTCCTTAATTAAACCCTTTAAAGTTAGAGCATCGAAAGTCGCATACGCGTTCTTCGGTAAAGTAAAGTCAGTATTATCCGCCATATATTTATTTATGAATAAAAAACATTAATTAAACGGAAAACCCGGAACGAGACAAATTACCGGTTAGATTAAATTTAGCGCCTTTAAATCTAGGAATACTGTATGTGAAGTTGCATATGTAACTATGATTCTCAATATCTGGTGTTATTGTCAGGTTAATAATGTTCACCCGTGGCTCATTTGCCGCTACATTATCAATAATACCTGTACCAATAGCATCAGCTCGTTCTTCTGTTACCGGTAAAAAAAGAAGGTCACCGAAATTGATACCAAATGTGGGGTTGAGTGGCTTCTCGCCAGGTGATGTTGTTATAAGATTAATAAATGAGTTTTGTATTGCCTCGACATTTACATCATCTAGAATGTCTCTAACTTCTTTAGCTTTATCAAGCGGGTTGTTATTTGTAAAACCTAAAACTAAATCTAGTCTAAGGTCATTATAAATAACTTTATTCGCTTTCTGTGGTTGAGCTTGTGTTAGTATGTTTAAGTTAATCTCGGCCATTGTATATATTATTTAAGCTATGGAATTATTAACTCGAAACCATAAATAATAATATGGCGAACAAATTTCTAAATCTTATCGAAGCAACTATAGAGAGAATGACTAACGGTGGTATCCTGACTGGTGATAGAGTTCAGTTAGTAGACGGTTACAAGTCTCATGAAGGCTTTGCAAAATTACCCAAAGCAGTCCAGGACCATATTGAAAAGATGTTCAAGGATACAGACCTTAATAAAAAGGTAATTAATATTAAAACCAAGTACCCTAGCTCCGCGCCAGGTAATGAGGACAACAGAGGAGATTCTTTCATCGCTACAGTAGCTATTGAGCTTACTAACGGCCTATACGATAATCAGAATTCAGTAACTGTTCCCATGGGTATACTAGTTGCTGACGATGGTGGTCATGGAGCTGATTTTGGAAGTGCTCCAGTACCTGACTCAGTTAAGTACGATAACAAGGTTCAAATTGATCCTGTCGAAGCTGAGGAAAATGAAGAGCAGCAGCAAACGATGACCCAGCAGGGCGATAGTCTTAAAAAATCTGAGCGTTCGCTAGCTAAGAAGAACACTAAGATACCCTCAAAGCCAGCTACACCGTCTCCGGCGGTTAATGAGAACTATACTGCACAGTATATGTCCTAAATCTTGCTTAATGCTACCCAGCAGGCAAATGCGTTAATTTCTTTGTCTAGTACAAAGACATCTTTATACATATAATCACTAAGCACGAGAATATATTCTCGCTTCTTATCGTCATGGAGAGTACTTGAATATACAAAGTTCAAGTACTGCTTCATGAGATTATGATAGTCACCTTGAAACTCATTTTCATTCTCGATCAGATACTTGCGTAGTCCCATCACGTCACTACCTTGTACGTCAGTATGTATCCTATCGACAAGCTCTTTACTATCTAGAGCGATATCGATATTAAAATCACCATTGATACACGCTTTCTGCACCGCGTTAATAATCTTACGAATATCAGGATAGTTCTGTTTAATTACATTTACAAAGTTAGTCTTCTGGTCATCATCGATCTTAATGTCTTCAGACTTTATAACGCTAACAATACGTTTCAACACATCATCAAACGGTGGATTAAGGTCGAAGGATTGAGCACGGCTCTGAATAGCCGGTATGATCTTATGCTTATAATTTGCAGTTAGAATAAAGCGAGTCTGCCCGCTATACTCTTCCATAGTATTACGTAGAGCACGTTGACCGTCGATAGTTATACCGTCAGCCTCATCAAGTATAACTACCTTAATACCACCAGTAAGCGACTTGGTCTGACTAAAGCCAACAACCTTTGAGCGAATAGTATCGATACCATTCTCGTCTGATGCGTTAATATACAGATACTGACACTTTAAGATATCCTCAATGAGAATTCTAGCTAATGTAGTTTTACCGAGACCTGGTGTACCTACAAAGAGTAGATTGGGTATCTCGTCTTCAATAGATTCGAAATACTTTCTATTAGTATCCGATAAAACTAAATCAGCTAGCGTCCGTGGCCTATACTTTTCGACCCAAAGGTTGTTAAACATTACTTTCTTTTCTTTTTCGGTGGTTTAGTAACAGTTACGGTTACTGTTTTACGTATCTTAGCGTTACCTACTTTCTTTTCTGTTATTTTCTGTCTAGTTGTCTTTCCCATATCTTTTTACTTTTAATGTTAATATATTATAATGGTGTTCCTTTATTCTCAACTGCTTTATATTACTTGCCTGTTGAACCGAATCCACCTTCACCTCTTTCAGCTACTTCAACCTCATCTGCCCACTCAATCGTGGTCGTCCAATTCTTTTCTACCTTAATTTGAGCTACCTTATCTCCTACTTTATAGTGGTAATCTTTATTA